TGATGACAGTAATGAAGGAGACTGATGATGCAAATTAAATATCAAATCCCAAAACACGTTAATGCTGTATTGATTGCACTTGACGCTGAGATTGAAAACACACTTAGGGGTCGGCCAGTGGACTGGGAAACTTTTCCAGAGTTGGCCGCTATGCTTCAAGCGTACTACGATACTCGCGTTCAATATGAGGAGCAGTTCGATGATTAGTTGGCATAACGCGCCTAGCTTTACATACAATGGCTACAGCTACGCCCCAGACATTGATGAAGATGACGAGGGTATTCGTAAGGCCATTCATGATGTTTATAAGATTGGCGGGGATGGCAAGGTCGATTTCAGTATTGACGCTTCACCATATCACTGGCTAACCTATGATGAGTTCACTTACCATGTGGACATGATGAGGGGGGATGTTTACGATGAAATTTCTTAGATGGTCTTATGTCTGGGTGCTTGGTCTTCTTATCATGATGGCTGGCATAGGCAGTGTCGAAAATCCAGATAACAGTCTTTTGGCTGGGGTATTAGTTTTGTATAGTGGTGTCTTTGTTTTAAGTGTTGCTACAATACAGTTAGCCAAGCTAGGAAGATAAAGTTACCAGCGTGGGTAGTTTGACAGGCAAGTGATAGTCTGCAAGTTCCTGAGTGGCCTACGCTGGGTTCTCCTACCACTTAGGAACCCATCACAGGGGCGGCAGTCGTAAGGTTATGCCGCCCCACTTTATTTTTTAATACATTTATACCCTAGTACAAAATTCCTGCGGATTGCCCACCGCTGGGAGACATTAACGCCCTTGGGCAAGGCAACCTAAGTGCCACTACATACGGACTGTGGCAGAAAGGCAAAAGATGCTAAAAGTAGTATCAAAACAGCGTCAGCTTAGTGCTGACATTTCGGTCGAAGAACAGGTCATTAATCTTTCTTCGTTAATCAAGAACCCCCCGCAAAACTCTCGCGTGATTGAAGTGTCACCGAAACTTGCGGAGTACATTCTTGAAAACCTAAACATTGGCAATCGCTCAAAAAAGGTTGAGAAGATTAAAGTCTACTCCAATGATATGGTGAGCGGTAATTGGTCGCTCACAAACGCCACACTGGCCTTTGGGTCAGATGGCTACCTCAAGGACGGTCAGAACCGTCTGTCGGCCTGTGTGAGGGCTGGTGTGCCGTTTAAGACACACGCAATCTTTGGCATTGAGCCAGAGAGCTTCATCCACATGGATGTAGGGGCGAACAGGTCTAACATGGACGTGTTCACCATCATGGGTACACCGTATCCATCAATGACAGGTGCTGTGATTAGGCACATTGTTGCTTTCAGAGGTTGCAAGGCCAATACCAAGTCAGTCAAAATGACTAACGATGAGTTGCGGAACTACTACAATACTGAAATCAACTCAGCCATGCTTGAATTGTCAATCAAGCTGGCAAAAATCACCAAGAAAAACACGCTAATTCCAGTGCCGCCTCTCGCCGCGCTGTTTTACATCGTGTCGGTAAATGGTGATTTGGAGAAGGCAAAGTCATTCCTAGATGACCTTGCCGCTGGTGTTGGTACAGTTCGTTCACCTGTACGCAAACTTCTCCACACATTGACTGAAATCAGGGTAGCCAACCGTAACAAGGTGATGCCTGATGTCATGTCAATTTTGTTGGCTAGAACTTGGATTAACTACAAAGCCAACAAGCAGTCCACTAAGCGCGACATGCAAATTGATAGTGCAAGTGTCATGCCAAAGCTGTAAACAGCGCAAAAAAAAGGGAGGCAGGGTTTACGCCCTGCCCCCTAGTAGTGTCGGGAGGAAACAACGAAAGTCGTTGTCTTGATTAAGCTAGACTATCTATTCTTTACCGTCAACATTAAAACATTCAATAGTAGCGGCGGCATATCCGCATTTGTCTAAGTAACTATCCCAATGCTCTGGCGTCTCACATAGGCGCGCTGTCTTTACTAAATCCATACACAACCCCACCTCATGAGGCTTGACCTCAACATCCAGCACCACAGACCACAACTTCGCTATGCGCGTAAAGTTCTCAATGGGTGAGCCGTAATGGTCACCCCTTGCGTCTATGATTTGCTTGGCCTCATCCAGTAATATTTTTCCTTTTCTTTCCATAATACCCCCTAGAACGGAACATCTTCAGATTTGTACGATGGTACATCTGGAAAATTGTCGTTGTCATCACCGATGGAATATCGTGATGTCACAGGGCTAAAAAATAAATCAGCAACGCCCTGCTTACCAACCCAGCTAAATCTGCACTTCCAAACGTGTATCTCGCTTATAGCATTCGCCACTGGGTCTGGTCTGTGAACTGATAGACCGACATCTGCCTTCGCAAACCAAGCCGCGCTACCCGAAATATCATATCCCTTTGGTGGCGGAACTTTACCGTCAGTACCGCGCATCATCTTTGTAGGATGAGCCACAAACCACAAGTGAATGCCATGAGACTGAGCAAACACGCGCAACTGGGTCAGCATCTCGCTAATCCAATCTGTCTCACTCATATCCCCATTTTTCTGAATGTAATTATATGGGTCAATTATTGCGCCCCTAATTCCATGACGCATCACTGCAATTTTCAACCTCTCAACAATGCCATCAATCGTGGCTAGTGAGCCATCATTCTGATACAGGAAGCTAAAGTGTTCACGCACAAAGTCCTTGCCGCGCTCTAATTCGTCAGGCGTGAGCCGTGGGGTTACGCCAGTGAAGAATGGCTTGGAGAAATGCTTGCTAATAAGTTTTGCGATATGCAGTCTTGGCTCGTTTTCAAACGAACAAATAGCAAACTTCCATCCCTTTTGCTCCGCTAGGTTTACCATTATCTGGTCAATAAATTCAGACTTTCCTGATGAAGGGTGGCCTGTGACTACAGTTAGTTGGCCTTCAACAACTGTGTAATATTCATCCACGTTGGAATACCCAGTGGACGCGCCACTACCCATTCCCTTTTCGTATATCTCATCCAATTCTTCATAAAAATGTGAGGCATCATATAGTCCAGCCACAGGCCAAGGGATAATCTTTTGGACAACTTTCTCCAGACCCTTCTTGCCGTGCTTCAATAGAACATCATTGGCATCCTTACAGCCTTCGGGGAACTCAACCTTCCAGCACTTATCCTTACCTATACGCCGCGCTATCTCCTCTGCCATAGCTTGTCCGGCTCCATCTGAGTCGGTGGCAATAATAATTCTGTGTGCCTTTTCTATTTTCTTTTTGGCGTCCCAAAGAAATCTAAACTTGTTGTCATCCTGTGGGTCTATCTTGCCATCTACAACCTTCATGACCGCGCCATTTGGAACTGACACACAGCTTTCAAACCCTGCTTCCATCATAGCGAGTACATCCATCTCGCCCTCGCAAATGAACAAATCATCTCCAGCAACAACTGAATCCAAGTTGAAGAATGATGCTGGCGCGCCGTTGCAAGCAAACCCCTTATCACCTAATGAGCGTATCTTGGCGGCGTATGTTTGCCCCTGATTTGAATAGGGAAACACAACGCAATCTGTCTGACTTTGCAGAGCGCCTATGTAGTGAACGCCTGATTTAATCTTTGCTTTTTCTGCTGTATCCTTTGATATACCACGGCCTTTTAGCCAAGATATTGTTTTATCGTTTAAGTCATCCCAATTATGCTGAACTGCCAACGCCACTTTGTTGCTCCTCTTGGCTGGCATGTATCTCTCCTCAAGTGCCACAACACCATTAGCACTGCAATGCCAGCAGTTATATAAAATACCTTCATCGCCCACTCTCAACGAAAGTGTGCGTTCTTTTTTCTTTTTTCTCTGAGGTGAGCAAATGGGACAGACGACTTTATGCTGACCCTCGCCCATGCGGAGGGCTTCCCCGCGTATAAGCAAATCTGTTTTCATTGTTAATCTCCACGACACAATTACGATATGCCGAGTAGACAATGCTGTCAATATGGAATTTGCCACAACGGACTAAAAGGACGACATAGTACATATGTACTCTATAGTACATAGATGTATTATATATATTATATATATATATATACTACATTTGTACTATAGGTCTATTTTCTATCTATCAAGTCCTTTAATTTTCTGCCCTCGTATCTGGCAATTGGTTCTTTGGCATCTAAAATATAAATAAAATTATTTTTCATCTTGGAGGAATCAATGTCTGCTAAATCACACACAGTTACAAAATCCTCAGAGTGTATCCAGACCTCTATGATGTCGCGCTCTTTAGGTTCATTCAGGTAGGCATCCGAGATAGCTTGGGATATCACCGCTCTCCAGAGGTGACACTCTGATGATTGTTCTTGGGTTTTCCCTATCAAGCCCCCAGTAAATATTCTTCTGCTTAACTTGCCTGTCATTTTTATAAATTACCCCCTGCATTAAATCTAAAATAAGACTTTCATCTAGGTCGGGTCTCCTTGAAGCGTAATAAATTAACATTTCGACTTTTACATCTTCTTCAAACAAGGGGTCAATGCTTTGGCACTGTTTGACAAATTCAGATGCGTACTTTCTGGCCTTGTCTGACTTAATTGATGCTGGGCGCCCTCTTATTAGGACTATTTTACGACTATTAGCCTTTGAGGCTGGTTCGCCAAGTATTTGAAATATGTGTTCTTTCATCTCTTATTTTTCCTATTGACTTGCATTTGCCCTACTGCTAGAAGGGTATTGGAAGGAGACAACACATGGAAATTACCAATAATTACAGTTTGCCGCA